ATCTGCTAGCGGCGGTGGTGGTGGTGGTGCTGGGGCATTAGGAGCAAATGCTGTTACTACTACTGGTGGTGCAGGAGGAGTAGGATCAAGCAGTTCATGCAATGGTACTGCCACTACAAGAGCAGGCGGTGGAGGCGGTGCAGGGTCAGGCGCTGGAGGCGCAGGAGGCACAGGAGGTGGCGGTGCAGGGTCAACAGGAGCAGGAACTGCTGGAACAGCAAACACAGGCGGTGGTGGTGGAGGTGGAACTGCTGGCGGTACTGGAGGCAGTGGAATAGTCATCGTTCGTTATCCTCTTACACAAGTATCTACAGCCTCAACAGCGACGGTATCTAGTTATACAGGAACAGCAACTTCTTACACAGGCAATGGAACCAATGGAACGAATGGAACAGTATATGATGTATATTCATTTACAGGATCTGGTTCGATTACCTTGGCTTCCGCTGGATTTGTGGATGCTTTGGTTATTGGTGGTGGTGGCTCTAGTCAGAACAGCGCAGGAAGTGAAGGAGGTGGCGGTGGCGGTGCAGGAGGTTACTTATCAACTACTAATACATATCTACCGATAGGAACTTTGACTGTAACAGTAGGCGCTGGAGGAAGCAGTGGTACTAATGGTAATGCTTCGTTGTTAAATAATTTATGCGCTGTCGGTGGAGGATCAGGTGGAAGATATTCTGGCCCCATTGTTGCTCAAATTGGAGGTTCTGGAGGTGGCGCTGGAGGTAGTAGAACCGCTGGTTCTGGAACACCAAGTCAAGGCAATGCTGGTGGCGTAGGTTTCGGTATTTACAATCAAGCCTTTGGTGGAGGTGGTGGTGCTGGAGCGGTTGGAGGTACTGCTACTACTACAGGTCAGTCGGGTGCTGGTGGCGCTGGGCTATCTTCGTATATAACTGGTACTGCGGTAACCAGAGGCGGCGGTGGCGGGGGTTGTGGTTCTGGTTCAGCAGTTCAAGGCGCTGGTGGATCTGGTGGTGGAGGTGCTGGTAGTGCTGGCGTTGGTGCTGGTGTTGATGGAACACCAAATACTGGTGGCGGTGGCGGCGGTGGATATAACGTCGATACAAAGTCTTCTGGTGGTAGTGGAATCGTTATAGTTCGCATTGCTCGTCCATAATGCTATAATAATACAACAAGCGAATATTCGCACGGAATAGAAAAGGAAGTGGTTAAAATCGCACATTTTGCTAGAGTAGAAGATGGAGTAGTGAGGGAGGTAGTCGTAATTGACAATAAAGATTGCGGCAATCTTGAATTCCCAGAATCAGAGGCGGTAGGACAGGCATTCATCCGTTCTATTGGTCTTAATGGTACTTGGGCACAAACTAGTTATAACTCTAACTGGAGAGGGAAGTATGCAGGGCAGGGAGATGCTTTTGATGCTACCCTTGGAGAGCATGGAGAATTTGTTTCTCCAGTAGTTGCTGAACCAGTAGTAGAAGCACCTGTTGCAGCAAAGAAGTAATGAAACTTTGATTGTGCCCCGTCTTTTTAGGCGGGGCATTGTCATTCTTAGAGAGTGAATGATATAATAAAACTATGGCTAGTGGATCTACGACCAATTATGCTTTACCATATCCCTTAGATACAGACCCAGTAAATGTTGCAGGGGATGTAGAGGATCTAGCGGTAACGATAGATAGTATCCTGAGGGAGTCTATTGATGATGCATCAGCAGCATTGATTACTGGGGCTACGGTATCCAATGGTTTTTCTACCCCAGTTTATACAGACAATGGTAGTTCTGTTGGATCACTTGCATTTTCACTTGCACAGGATATACGATCAACTGCAAGCCCTGCATTTGTTGGATTGTCTCTTAGTGGTACGATTTCGTCAGGCACTTGGGGCGGTACAGCAATAGCCGCAGACAAGGGCGGTACTGGACAAACATCATATGCAGTCGGAGATCTTCTTTATGCCTCCACTACAACTGCATTATCAAAACTTGCTGACATTGCTACAGGCAATGCATTAATATCTGGTGGAGTTGGGGTAGCACCTTCTTGGGGTAAGATTGGACTTACTACACATGTATCTGGTACACTTCCAGTAGCAAATGGTGGAACTGGGGTTACTAGTTCTACAGGAACGACAAGTGTGGTGCTTTCAGGCTCCCCGACTCTTACTGGAACACCGTTATCAACAACCGCCGCAGTAGATACGAATACTACACAGATTGCGACTACTGCATTTGTAATAGGACAAGCATACGCCAAGTTGGCATCACCAACTTTTACTGGAACCCCTGCTGCGCCTACTGCTGCTGTTGACACAAATACGACTCAGGTAGCGACAACAGAATATGTAGTTAGTCAAGGATATTTAAAATCTGCAACCGCATCCAGTACCTACTTGGCTTTAGCAGGCGGCACACTGACAGGAGCACTTATTGCAACTGCTCCAACTACATCTCTTGCATCTTTAAGACTTCCTCATGGAACTGCTCCAACATCTCCAACAGATGGAGACACATGGACAACTACTTTAGGATTGTATGTTCAGGTAGACGGTGTAACCGTTGGACCATTGGGTACTGGCGGCGGCGGTACATCTGGAGTAGGTCTAGACTCAGTAATGTTCCTTGGTGGAATGTAACACAATTGTTACAATTATCACTTAAAAATCATTGACTTTCCCTCCCACCGCATTGCGGATTATTCGTATTATTGATATACTGAATCCTTACCAAATTTAAGAATGGACGGTGTTATACATGTCATTTATTGACAACAATGGGTCTATCGTAGACCCCTACAGAAATTTTATACATATTTCAAGATACAGCAGATGGATGGAGGACAAGGGTAGACGAGAGACATGGGTAGAAACCGTAGATCGTTATATGGATTTTATGAAGTCACACCTTGTAAAAAACTACGGGTACAATGAGAATGATATTAAGTTTGCACAAGTTAAGGATGCGATTCTTAACCATAAGGTGATGCCCTCTATGAGGGCTATGATGACCGCTGGACCTGCTTTAGAGCGTGATAACATTGCGGCATATAATTGCAGTTTTATAGCGGTAGACAGCCTGAGATCCTTTGATGAGGCCATGTACATCCTTATGAATGGCACAGGAGTAGGATTCTCAGTAGAGCAGAAGTACGTTGCACAACTTCCTGTTGTTGCAGAAGAATTATATCCAACGAATACCACAATCGTGGTTGAGGATTCAAAGTTAGGGTGGGCCAAGGCATACAAGGAACTCATTGGTTTGCTTGTTACAGGACAGATTCCAGAATGGGATATGTCAAAGGTTCGTCCCGCAGGCGCACGACTCAAGACATTTGGTGGACGAGCATCTGGTCCAGAACCATTGAACGATCTATTTAAGTTTACCGTTGAGCAATTCAAGATTGCCAAGGGACGTAGATTAAAGTCAATTGAGGCACATGATCTTATGTGCAAGATTGGCGAGGTAGTTGTTGTTGGCGGCGTTCGTCGTTCAGCACTCATTTCTCTTTCCAATCTAGATGACTTTGAAATGGCTAAGGCCAAGTCAGGTCAATGGTGGGAGACAGAAGGGCAGCGTGCGCTAGCAAATAACTCAGCAGTATACAACATGAAGCCAAATACTGCTCAATTCCTCAGGGAATGGAGAAACTTGTATGAATCAAAGTCAGGCGAGCGTGGAATCTACAACATGGATTCAGTTCGCAAGCATATTGACAAGTTTGGTCGCAGAGATTCCTCAAAGGTTGCAGGAACAAACCCATGTGGTGAAATTCTATTGCGAGCCAATGAATTCTGCAACCTTACTGAGGTAGTTATTGATGCCAGCGATACTATGGAAACCTTGAATGAGAAGGTTAAGTTGGCTACGATTCTTGGTACATGGCAGTCAACATTAAGTAATTTTAAATATATTAGAAAGTCATGGCAGACAAACACAGAAGAAGAAAGACTCTTGGGAGTATCGTTAACTGGTATATTTGGAAACAAACTTACTGGAACTCTTAATAAGAATCTTGCAGAAAATCTTACAACGCTTCGTGAAACTGCGGTAGAGGTTAATGCCAATGAAGCAGATGGACTAGGCATTGAAAGATCGGTCGCTATTACTACTGTTAAGCCTTCTGGAACTGTTTCACAACTTACGGGGGTATCCAGTGGAATTCATCCTTGGTATTCAAAGTATTATCTCCGTTCAGTTCGTGCAGATAACAAAGATCCTTTGACAATATTCCTTAAGGACTTTGGTGTGCCAAGTGAACCAGATGTAATGAAGCCAGATGCAACAACTGTATTCTATTTCCCAATCAAGGCTCCAGATGGAGCAACGGTAACGACAGATCTTTCAGCAATTGATCATCTTGAGATTTGGAAGGTATATAGAACTTATTGGACAGAGCATAATCCATCTGTAACAATCAATGTCTCAGAAGATGAATGGGTTTCAGTTGGTGCTTGGGTATATGATAATTTTGATTCTATTGGTGGAGTAAGTTTTCTTCCATTGTCAGAGCATTCATATCGTCAAGCGCCATATCAAGAAATTACTAAAGAAGAGTACAATAACGCTCTGCTAGCAATGCCCAAAAGCATTCCTTGGCAATCATTACCATTATACGAACTAGAAGATTCAACAACTGGAAGCCAAGAGTTGGCCTGTAGTGGATCGACAGGATGTGAGGTTGTCGATTTAGTTTCTATGGAGGCAATGGTGTCATAATGAAAAAATGCTTGGAATGCAATGAATTGCTTTACGGAAAAGATAGGGTGATGTCAAGAAAAAAATATTGCTCACCTATCTGTAAATCAAAATATCGTACATCTAGTGGATCAAGAATAGACTCTCATCTATGGGTTAATTTTAAAATAAGAGAAGTTGACTATAATATTTTATTAAAAAAACAAAATAATAGATGTGCTATTTGTTATAGAGATCGTTCAGAATTTTCTAAGAATTTTGCTGTTGATCATGATCATAGATGCTGTTCTAGTAAAAAGTCTTGTGGCAAATGTATTCGTGGACTTATCTGTTTTGATTGTAATATTGCCTTGGGACATCTAAAAGAAGATCCAAAGATATTACAAAATGCACTAAATTATTTAAATAGATCTGCATAATATCATAGTATTTTGGGCGGGGCACTCATTGAGTGCCTCGTCCTTGCTATAATGATTATATGTCGGTAGCCTTAAATTCCTATGCTGTAAAAGCATATGCAGAACACCCAATATCAATGTGGCCCCTAGATGATAATTCTTATTATATATCTTACATGAATAACGCTAAAAGAAAGTTTTCAACATGGACAATTACCACTAGTCCAACTTCTGGCGGGGCAACGCATAATGATTCTCCAACACTTCCAGACATTGCACTCCCTTTCTTAAATGAAACATATTCTGCAATATATGTATCAAACTCATCATTACCAAATAATACGCTCGTATCAGCAAAGAGCGGCAATATAGATATTTCAGACATGAATTCATCTCTTGAAAGTTTTTGTGTCAACTTCTTCCTATATCAAAGTCCACAATATGTAAATTGGTATAAATTAGGATACGAATACTATGATACGGACTCCTTAGCGTATGAAACAATATTATCTGGACAGATACCGCCACCAACATTACAATCTTGGAGTAACTTTAATACAACCTATGACTTGCCGCAGAATATTTCATATGCACATCCAATAAAGTTAATAATTCAAATAAACTTAAAAGATGTTTCATCTTCTGATGCAGAAGATAGAACGTTTATCATGAATGGTTTATCAGTTGGTCAATGGTCAGAGACTTCTTGCAACAAATCCCTTGGAATTGACCCAATTGCAATTCCTGCTTCAACCGACTTAGTTGGATTAACTGGATACCCCGCTGATCAATATGGATTATTAAGTGATAATGGATATTATCTAGTAGAGGATGGAATTCTTCTTGCAAGTAATGGAAGTGTGCCGTTAGTATTTGGAACAGACAATGCTACAACCCTTACCGCTTCTCAACTTGGAAATCCCTCGCTTATTTTTCCTGGAATGGGAGTATTGAATGAAAAAGGAAAGTTTAAAGACTATTCCTTAGAATTTTGGATGAAAGTAAATCCATCAACAGTGTATTCAAGAAGAATCCTTGGTCCACTTGCAGAAACTTCGTGGGGAGTGTATGTAAAAGAAGGATTTATTTCACTTGTCATAGGAAATAGTCGTGGTTCTCATTCAGTATCTGAATGGAATAGACCGATGATCGTTCACATCCTTATAAAAAGAGAAAGTGCAGCACTCTTTATCAATGGCGAGCAAGTTATCACAATACCATATGACCCATATTCATTAACGTTTCCAAGTTCAGACAACGATTGGTGGGGATTTTATTCATATGAGGATATAGATCATTTTAAGGTTGACTGCATCTCAATTTACCCATATGCAATTGCAACACAAGTTGCAAAAAGAAGAATGGCTTGGGGGCAAGCCGTTCCATCAGCACAGTTTATTGATAGTGGTTTTGGTGGAATTCCAACAACAATAGATTTTCCAGTATCTGGATACAAGTCTAATATTATCTATCCAGATATTGCAAGATGGGATGGCGGCTATTTCAATAACCTTAAGGCAACAACAAATAGCCTTACGGTTCCAGATTATGAACTGCCAACAATTTACCTTGGCGGTAGAAATATTTATGATTGGTATGATGCAAATAATACTGTAAATAATCTTGAGTATCCAACATTAGATGCTCATCCTAAGTTTATTACATTTAGACCGAATGTATCAGGTGGTGCTTGGACTCCAACTGGAGATGATTGGAATGAGGATTGTTACCTACAGTTTCAATCATTAAATATCCTTACAAATCCAGTAAGTGCGGTATATGGAGTGTTTGAGGTAGAGGATGAAACCTCATCAGACAGACCGCTGATTCATTTTATTAATACTCTCAGTGGTAAGAGATTTGAGATAAATCTATTTGAAGATCAGATAAAATATACTCTCAACAATGTTGAACTTGCGTCCATAACGGTAGATACTTCAGACCATATGGTGGCGGGAATAAATATTAAAACTTTTGCAAACACATATGGATACGAGGCTCTTACATTTTTTGGAAATCCTTCTGCAATTCAGATAATAGTAGGAGGAAACGCAAAAACTGGAGATGATGCGTTAACATTTGATGAAAAAATTTATAGATTTGGATTTTGCAATGAAATAAATTATAATGAGTTAATAGACCATTTTGATAGTTCTGGAATAACACTTCCAAATGATAATGGACTGTTCCTTGATCATTTTGCAAGTTATACCCTTCTTCCAATGTATGAATATGAAAAGTTTTTCTTGGATATTGCAATAAGTGCTGAATGGGAAGAATACTATCCGCTCTCATACTTTGCATCACCAGTCATAGATGAGAATGGAGACACGGTATATGATATAGACTCTTTGCAGTTAAATATTGGATACCCATCCGTATCCGCTCCTTTTCTATTCCTTTATCAAGACTTAGAGGCGTTATTCTCAACTCAAACATATGCAGACTTGGACAATCCAGTTACTTCTGGATACTCAAACTACTTAGATCTAAAATACAATAATACATCTGGGGGAGATATAGACGTATCCATGTCATCATTAAAGATGTATGCAACCTTCCAGTCTATTTTTGATAACAATGTCAATCCCCTAGATTCTTTTGTTTATACAAAGAAACTTGATGCTTCAAGGGTTATTTATGTGGAAAATGAGAATACTCTTGCAAGTCCATCAAAGGCGTTTAATACAAAGTTTGAAATACTTAATGGAACTATCATGTATCCACCAAAAGTATATAATGAAGAGAATATAGATTTCACTAATCTATCAATGGCAATTCACTTTGTATTAAATCAAAAGGGAATTTTGTCAAATCCATTTAATGTAAGAACATTTGAAATTGCCTCCAGACCACTAAGCAATGACTATTTGCTTAATCCAATAAAAACAAAGTTTGGTAACAGTGTCTATACCTACACAGATGACGGAACAGTCTTTGATGGTAAAGAGCAGAATCCAGTATACATATATAAGAAAACAAGCCCATATCTGTACTTAACCGATGACTCAGGAATTAAAGTTGTAAAGCATCTAGAGGATAAGGAGTTCTTGGCATCTATTGCAATAAATCCATCCGCATCAAATAATTTCAATGTTGCAGCAATGCAGATATGGATAAAGCATGACTTTTCAGAATTTTCACAATCAGACATTCCAATATTTGAAATTGTAAACGTAAACAATACTATTGAGATCATGCTTACGTCAATTGATAATGGAAGTAGGGCACAGATATATGCAAGAGATAAGGATACACTTGCGCCAATTACATATATCTCTTTCTATCAGAATGGAATCTATGTAAATCTTCCAACAATAAGGATGGGTGATTGGTCTTGCTTGGGTATGCTCTTCCAAGAATCACTTGAGTTTACAAACTTTGTTGGAAAGATTAATCTTTTTGGTAGAACATACTTTAATAATATATCTTATTACTTGGAAGAAAGTATTGGAAAAAAAGTTGGGATTGTTGCAAGAAACTGGGGGCAGGTATATGAAGATCCTCCAACGACCTATGACTGGCAGCATTGGAGAGATAGTGGAACTTGGAGAGATGTATACGTTCTTGATCAAACAACCACATATATTCTTACCCCAGAAAACATTTATCAATCATATCTCGGCACGAACAGGGAGGTAATTGATGATGAAGGTGGAGTTTATATAGGATCTTATGGATTCTCTGCCTACTCTGATACCGTTTGGTCACAGGATACAAGGAAACCTGCATAATCTGGTACAATAGTGGTTATGAGTAATACAAAAACCCCAAAAATTGGTAAAACTAAGATAACGCATATAGATAAAGGCTCTGGTCAAAGGAATATGTTTGGCTACGAATGGGGGCTTTATTTCTGGAGGCTTCCAAGTGGAAGATTATTTAAGGATAATGAAGGGAGACTTCTCAATATTCCCTCCGTAAAAGGAGATATTGGTCAAATGTCAAAGATTCGTCAAGCAGCCACAACATATGGTCAACCAGAGGGTGAAGCGTGGTTCTATGCTGGTGCAAACAGGTCTACAGATGAAGAGTATGCTGAACAACTTGATCGTCTTGACCAAGGATTGATTCCATCAATGAATGATCTTGGTGCAGTTGATGCTGCAAAGAAGACTGCCGCATTATATGGGAATGCTGAATAATGTCTGAACTCCTTATTGATGCAAAGTTAGCCGATTCAATCATTGAGAATGAATTTCTAAACTCAGATCCATTTAACAAGAGTTGGGAGTCACTTATTGGTTTTAACGGAATAGATAAAAACTTTAAGCGCAGAGTTGCTCGTACTGAAAAAGCAAACACGACAATCAATAATGTTCCTCGTCAAGCAGACGGTCAAATCTCTGAAAGATACTTATCTGAAGCAAATGCAATTGGTCAGTCAGAAAGTGGAGATGCAAACTCAAAGAAAATTAATCCTGGGCAGGTATATAGAAATGGATACGGAATCTTTGACCTAATCACCCCGCCATACAACTTATATGAACTTTCATCCTATTACGACACCTCGTTTGCCAATCATGCGGCAGTAGATACAAAAGTATCAAATACAGTCAGTCTTGGCTATAAGTTTGACATGACAACAGAGACATTGCTTAGACTAGAGGCCACATCAAGTGAATCTGCAAAGAAAAAAGCCAAAAAACGTATTGAGCAATTAAAAATTGAGTTGGCTGATTGGATAGAAAGTTGCAACGATGATGATAGTTTAACAAAAACTCTTGAAAAAGTAGTTACAGATATGCAAGCAACTGGAAACGGTTATATTGAAATCGGTAGAACGGTGGTTGGCGATATTGGATACGTTGGTCACATACCTTCAACAACAATGCGTGTCCGTCGTCTTCATGATGGATATATTCAAATCATTGCAGGAACTATTACATATTTTAGAAATTTTGGTGCTACCAACCCAAACCCAGTTACAACTGACAATAGACCTAACGAGGTAATTCACCTCAAAGAATATTCTCCACTCAATACGTTCTACGGTGTTCCAGATATTATTGCTGCAATGACTTCTCTTCGTGGAGATCAGATGGCTGCTCAGTATAATATTGACTACTTTGAGAACAAGGCTGTTCCACGATACATCATTACTGTTAAGGGTGCTAAGTTGACTGCGGAAGCAGAAGATAAGTTATTCCGATTCTTCCAAACTGGACTTAAAGGTCAATCACACAGAACACTTTACATTCCACTTCCTGGTGATAGCGAGGGAAGCAAGATAGAGTTTGAGATGCATCCCGTAGAGAATGGTGTACAAGAAGCATCATTCAGCGACTATCGCTTGCGTAATCGTGACGACATCCTTATGGCGCATCAAGTTCCTTTATCTAAACTAGGTGGTACTGGTTCGGGTGGTCTTGCTGCGGCAATGAGTCAAGATAGAACGTTTAGAGATCAAGTCGCAAAGCCACTACAAGAGTATGTTGAGAAGGCTGTAAACAAGATCATTAGAGAGAAAACAGACATCATTAAACTCTGTTTTAATCAACTCAGTCTTACTGATGAAATTGCAGACTCTCAGATTAATGAAAGATATGTAAAGAATCAAGTTCTTACTCCAAACGAGGTTCGTGAAAAGATTGGATATCCGCAAAGAGATGGTGGAGATGTTCCTCTTGAGTTAAACCCAAGACAAGCAGCAGATGCTAAAGGAAATATGGCGGGGAGTAAAACAAGAGACACAGAAAGATCAAATAATCAGTCTGATGGTGCTGCTGCGGTAACAGGAAGAAACCCTAAGGGTGAAGGAGCAAAGACATCATAACGAAATCGTTATAAAATGATGTTATAATTACAATAGTCATGATTAAATTCCAAGAAACTAAAACAGCAATCAGTGGCAACCACCTTAACTTTTCTACTCCTATTTCTAAGATAGATGTAGAAAAAAGAATGGTACATGGTTTTGCAACACTGGACAATCTTGATAGACAAGGTGACGTTGTTCCACTTGAAGCATCAATAAAAGCCTTTGAGTCTTTTAGAGGAAACATAAGAGAGATGCATCAACCAATTTCTGTCGGCAAGGTAGTTTCTTTTAAAGAAGAAACATATTTTGATGCAGAAAGCAATAAATCCTACAATGGAATCTATGTATCCGCTTATGTAAGCAAGGGTGCTCAAGACACATGGGAAAAGGTACTTGATGGAACGCTTAGTGCATTTTCAATAGGTGGAGAAGTTCATGACTCAGAAGATGTTTTTGACGAAGAGTTAAATAAAAAATACCAAGTAATTAAAGAGTATTCCCTTAGCGAACTTTCTTTAGTTGACAATCCAGCAAATCAATTCGCTAACGTTATTAGTATTGAGAAGGGTCAAGGAACAGGATACCTAATGAAAGCAACAATTGAAAATGTATTTTGGTGCAGAAAAGATGATGTTATTCAAATGTCATATGGAGCAAATAAGGCTTGCCCTCAATGCGACAAGGCTATGTCAAACATTGGTTTTGTAGAAAGCAATGATTCAGAAAAAACATCAGTAATAAAAGAAATAATCACTAATACAAAGAAAACCATAATTCAAAAGAATATTGACATTGATTCATACGTTAAGTTTGATGATAGTTATGGAAGAGTAATTGACTTAGTGTTTAAGGGTGGAGCAAGGCTTTCGTCTGAAGAAGTTGCTGTTATGGCAAAAACAGACGATCCAGTTGTGATAATAAAATTATACTCACAAAAAGACGGTATAATTATACCAACAAATCGTCGCGTTATTAAGAATATTTCATTAGTAGAAACAGTTAATGCGATTAGTAAATCAGAGGTAAAGGAGGTAAGCAAGATGAATTCAGATATTATCGTTGTAGATGAGATCGAAAAGTCAATGAGTGAAGAGCAAATCAATCCACCAATGGAGGACGCAATTCCTGTCACTATGGTTGACACGCAAAAGGCTATTGAGATCGAAGTCACAGAAGAAGACGAAGAAGACTCAGAAGATGAAATGGCAGAAAAAGCCTATTCAGGAGCCGAAGAAGAAAAGGGCGACATGAGTGATGAGGCAAAGAAAGCCATTTCACCATCAGTAGTCAGTGAAGAAGATGTTAATGCTACAACCAAAATGATTGACACCATTAACGATCATCTTACATCTGCACTTTCTACTCTTGCTGAAACAGTAAAGGCTCTTGATGCTAAGATTGAAGGCATTAACAAGGCAATTGCTGGAGTCAGCAATGAGGTAAGTGAAGTGAAAGATAGTTTTGGAAAGCGCGTGGACGCTGTGGAAAAGGACACTGCTTTCCGTAAGTCTGCTGATCTTGGCGAGATCTTGCAGGAACAACCAATAGTGGTTAAAAAATCACTGTGGGGCGGCAGTTTCCTCAAAAATGCCGATCTATTTAAATAAAACAGAAAGAAATTCAGGAGGTGAAACACAATGACACAAGAAATTATTAAGAACCAACCAAGTGATACAGGAGAGTACGGTGATCCAAACCCAGGTTTATACCAAGGTCAAGGAGCACTTGCCGCAGGAGGTATTGGTACTGTGGAAGACCCAAGTGTTGGTGTATTGGGAAACATCCCAAACGCAAATTATGGTGACACAACAGGCCCAAACGCAGTTAATCCAGTAGGAGCACCTGGTGGTATTCTCAACCCAGAACAAGCACGTCGATTCATCGACTATGTTTGGGATGCAACAGTTCTCGCCCAAGACGGTCGTAGAGTTACAATGCGTGCAAACACGATTGAACTTGAAAAGGTCAACGTAGGTGAGCGTGTTATCCGTTCAGCAGCACAGGCACTTGGTGAATACACCAATGCTGGTGCAACATTCACAAAGGTTGAACTTACTACAAAGAAGATTCGTCTTGACTGGGAGGTTTCAACTGAGGCACTTGAAGATAACATCGAAGGTGCAGCACTTGAAGACCATCTAGTTCGTTTGATGACAAACTCATTCGGTAACGACCTTGAGGATCTTGCCATCAACGGTACTGGAGGGATGGACCCATTCCTTGGTATCATGAACGGTTTCGTAAATCAGGCAACTGATGGAGATTCACACGAAGCAGTCGTTGATACAACAGGAGGATGGACACCTGAGGTAATGCAGGAGATCATTTATGCTCTCCCACGCAAGTACCGTGCTATCAAGTCAGGACTCAAGTTCTACGCAGGTACAGATGTTTTTGCAAACATTGTAAAGAACAACGGTACACTTGCAGATGCTATCTCTGAAGCACTTATGCCAAGAGTTAGCGGAACACCAGGCCGTCGTGAAGACTACCTTTCAGGTGGTGGACAGACATTTGGTGGCGCTCGTACCACTCGTGTTCTTGGCATGAATGTTCAGGAAGTTCCTTACTACCCTGCTGGTTATGTCGATTTGACATTCCCACAGAACCGTGTATGGGGTTTCCAAAGAGACATCACTGTCAACCGTGAATACAAGCCAAAGAAGGACACAATTGAATATACAATTTTCGTTCGCTTTGGTCTAACATGGGAAGAACTAGACGCAATTGCATACGCAGAAGCAACACCAGTTGTTTCCTAATGCAAGATGTGTTATGGTTTGGGGAGGGGCTTCGGTCCCTCCCCTTAACCATATAATGATATAATTAATATAAAGGAGAGGTGTTACATGATGGAATCAGTAGGCTTGACAAAAGAAATGCCAAAAACTAAAGAAGATTTAAATTTTGAAAGTGTAAGGGTAAAAGAAGTTATTAACGATGACAATCAAAAAGTTATTACTGGACCAGCAAAAAAGAAAACATCAAAATCCTCAAATATGCAAAAAAATTCCGAGAGTGTTCTTGGATCAAACGCTGCCGATAGAGCACTTGCAAAGATTATTATAGAAGAAAAAGAAGAGCCAAAAAATGTTTCAGAAAAGATTGCACTTTGGTCAAACAAAAACATTCGTTGGTCAGATGTTGGAGCGGTAAGCAAAGGCTATAATATTGTAACAGAGGGGGCATCCGAAAAGTGGCTTTCTAGGGATGGTATCCGAAAGGCTACCCCTGAAGAAGTAGCAACATATTTCGGTAAGTAATTTATGGAAATTGCAAGAACGCAACCGTTCCCGCTTACATTTACTCAGTCTGGATTTGAAGTAAATACAGAATATGTGCTGTGCATTCTTGACGATTACGCAGAAGATCTTGTAGAGATTAGAAGCCCTAGCAATTCAAGCGGAGTCATCTCCATAGATCTACCTAATTATTTCTCTAGGTATGATGATGAATATCGTGGAGAAATTTATTATAATCTGTCAATGACACCAGAAACAACAATCTTGCGTGGAGATTTAGTGTGGGTAGATACAATTACAATTATGCGTCCATATATAAATCCATTAAGCATTGCCGAAACTCCAGAAGATATAGCAAACGCAATAATCTATGAGGAAATTGCAAGAGCAATGATTAATTCAGTAACTGGTGGATTTATGTATACAAGAGAAACGGTTGAAACCGTAGGACTAGGTAACGATTATCTATCAGTTCCATTTAGACTTAATAGAATAGTGAGAGTGTATGAAAACGATATCGTTGTGTATGATGCAGAACCAGCAGACCCAGAAACTTGGACAAACGTAAGGGACTATTATATAACTCCAGATAAATCATCTATTAGTGTAGTAATGCCTAGTGCAACTGGATTTAATAGAACACAGTCAAAGCCTGTAAACATGAGGCGAGGTGCATCAGACTCCTTTACCCTTTATAACACAAATGATTCCCCAAACTTTGCATATGACGTGTATGATACTAAAACATTTTCAGATTACGGGGGTAACTCTGTAATGTTTCCATCTGGATGGGACTATGTAGTATTAGTTGAAGCGGGATGGCCTATCATTCCGCAGGATATAAAACAGGCTACCAGCCTCCTTATCAATGACATTAAGTGTAATAATCTTCCTTATGTTAATCAATATATCTCAGAATACAAAAGCGATCAGTTTAACATTAAGTTCAATGATCTTGCATTTAAAGATACTGGAAATAGAATTGCTGACAAAATTCTTTCTGCCTACGTTAGGCCAATCTATCGCCTTGGGGTTCTATAATGGCGTTATTTCCATGTTACAACCTATTCTTTCCAATGCATTGCGATGTTTACTATTCAATAGAGACTCAAGACGATTATGGAAAAATGGTAAAAGAATGGTTTTTTGATAGAACGGAGCATTGTTCAATTTATTCAATTAGCGATAGATCTAATGATGAAAACTTTACATTCAATTCTGCTAGCAACGATATTTTTTTTAAATTAGAAACCATGCTTTATGGAAGAACAGAAAAAGATTTAAGAAAATCTTCAAATGGAGAATACTACCCACTGTCTAATATCTTAATAAATAATATTCGAGGATTGGAAGCAGATGAACCATTCTTTATTGAAACTGTTGGTGGATTTATTGGTACGCCGACATTATATGAGATTAAAGCAAATCAACCATATGTTGGTCCTTTTAATAAGGTAGATTATTATAAAATACAGTTAGAGCGTTCAGATATTCAAGGTGATCTGTTAACATGATAAACGTTAAAATAGATGCAATGCAATTAAACAGGACATTGAACAATGTTGTGAAATATTCTGACGGATTTCTTAAAGGAATAGACATGAAAAAAATAGAATTTAATAATGAAATCGCTAATTTTACTTCCGCTGCATTGGGTAAATATATTGATGCTCAAGCAAGAATGAATCCATTAAGGTTACACCATGTGTATGAATGGGGAAAGTCAGGAAATCAAGCATCAAGACTTTTTGAGTTTGACACAATGGTTTCAGGAAAAAGTATTCACTTTACTGGAAAATTCCTTCCATCTAAATCTGTAAGCAATACATCAAATGAACCATTTGTAGACAAGGCAAATATTATGGAAAATTCTATTAAAGTAGTAATAGAGCCTAAGAACAGTGACGTATTGGCATTTGAAAATAACGGCGAAACAGTATTCACTACAAACGCAATCTATATAGATCATCCCGGTGGAGATGAAGTTGCTGGAAGTTTTGGAGAAACTGTTAATGATTTTTTTGAAAACTATTTTACTAACGGATTGTTGGGGCCACTCATAAGTAAATTGTCAACAGCAAGAGAATTTACTGCATCATTTTCTTCTGGGGCAAAAAGTGGTAGTAATGAGGGTATTCGTGCAGGAAAAGAATATTTAAATGTTAAGGGGGTAGTTGAATGAGTCTAACAGATTTAACCCTACCAGTACTTGCAGTAAATGGATATCTATGGGATACCATGAAAGACATTGAACCAAGTTTTGCAGCAAGGTATGGATCTACTTTGCCATTTTTCCCACTCAGCGATTCAGCAACAGGAGCAAGTTGGGAGAACAAGCCTTACATTATTTATGACAGAATGATGAGAACTACGGGAAGTTCTTTTTATCCAATAAAAAAGGATCATATACTTTATGCAGTAAAGGCAACTGATATTGAATCATTGCAATGGGGGCTTGCAATTGAATATATTCTTGATAGAATGGATGATGCTGCTCAAGACATTAATCAGTGGAATAGACAGAATAATAACAAATATAAAGTCTATTTTCATAATTTAAGAGTATTCCAATCAGAGGCTTCTACAAATAGAAACTTTAGCACAAGACCATACTATATTACTGAATTTATTGTTCAATCTGAATATCATTTCACTGAACCATTAGAATCTTTTTTGACATAAAAAAAGCAGGTATAATGGTACTGAGGAAACATCCGCAGTAAAAAAATAAAAGGAAAATAGAGGTGAAGTAAAATGGCTTATAGTCGTGGTGATTCAAAGCAGATTATCGTTGGTGCAGCGGCACTATTCGTATCAAAGACCACTCAGTTCGATCCAACAAATGCTAGTCCAATACTACCAAATTTCGTAGCAGGGACAACATATCGCGAAACACTTACAACTGCCTCAACAGTTGTCCGTAACGTAGGTTACACAATGAATGGTTTGGAAATTCAGTTTCAACCAGACTTTGGTGAAGTTCAAGTAGATCAACTTCTTGACGTTGCAAAGTTGTACAAGCAAGGAATGCAGGTTAACCTTAATACAGCATTTGCAGAAGCAACACTTGAGAACCTTCTCGTTGCAATTGCTGCTCCAAGTGACGATCTAGTTGAAAATCAAAAGTGGAACAACCCACTAGAAAGAGGATCAATAAACTACGCAGATGTAATGGAACTTACATCAGGCGAAATTGGCGAATGCCCAGTTGAGCGTGGACTTATTGCAGTCGGACCTGGTACAGGAGATTGTGCAGCAGGAAGTTCAATTGAAAGAATCTACGTTGCTTACCGTGCGCTTTCAATTGAAAACGTTACAGTATCTGCAAAGAGAGATGAAGCCTCAATGTTTGAAGTTTCATTCCGTCTGCTCCCAGCAGACAATGGTTCATACGGAAAGATCGTTGACCGTCTTGTACCAACATCCTGATAAAGGATATAATTTAATAGGCACTGGCCCCGCTTCGGCGGGGCTTTTGTCATGCATGATATAATTACTCATTAACCTAGAAAGGATAAATAAATGGCAACAGCAATTTATGAAACAACAGAAGCACAGTTAATGGATGGCAAGAAGATCAAGATGCGTCCATTAAAAATTTCTCTTTTAAGAGAATTTATGAAGAAGTTTGAAACTTTAGGAGAAAATCTAGAGAGCAACGATGCATCGATGAACCTCCTTATGGATTGTGTACAAATTGCAATGAAGCAATATGATCCATCATTGGCAGATAACCGTGAAGAACTTGAAGATAACTTAGATCTTCCAACGGTATACAAGATAATTGAATGTGCATCTGGAATTAAGTTAGATGATCAGGGAAACGCACTAGCAGCGGGGAATCTTGGTCTGATCTAGACCTTGCCAAGATAGAATCAGAAGTCTTTATTATTGGCAAATGGAAAGACTATGAAGATTTGGAAAATAGTCTTTCCATGCCAGAGTTGATAGGTTGCTTATCTGCAAAAAGAGAAGACGAATATCAACAAAAGAAATTCTTCGCTGCAATCCAAGGAATTGATTTAGATGGAGATTCAAAACAAGAAAAGGGACAAAAAGAATGGGAAGATCTTAAGTCTAGAGTATTTAGCGGCGGTAGAGCGACAGACTCAAATGACGTAGTATCTCTCCAAGGAGTTAATGCAGCACAGGCTGGATTTGGAATTGGCTCTGGACTTGATTATAACAACATCGGAGACGGTTCAGGAAGTTGGAATTAAGCACAAAGATGATATAATCTACTAAGGTGAAAAACTAATGTCCACGCCAGTAAATGCAAATATAAACGTACTTATTAATACAGAGCAGGCAACTGCTCAGTTACGTTCGTTACAAGCACAAATAAATTCATTTAATAACGCAGCAATATCCTCTAGTTCGGCTGCGGCGGCAAAACAAATTGCCTTAAACAAGGCTCTTATGGATTCTGCTTCTGCTAGTGGAATGTTCAACGCAAGAATTGTTCCAGTAACAAGCAGCGTTGATAGATTTTCACAAGCCCTAGACAAGGGCAAATTGTCTTTGGGAGAGTATACTCGTTATGCAGCATCACAGATGCCAAGCCTAAGTCGTGTCTTTAAAAAAGAATTTGACATGATGGCGAGCGTTGCAGAGGACAGAGTTAAGAGAATTCAAACTCAATATACTGCGCTTGGAAAATCTCAAAAAGCATTATCATTGCAGCCTACCGCATTAGCGATGGAAGACTTTGGCACAAAGGCAGCAATCGCTGCTCAAAAACAAATGCTCTTCAATAAGATGATTGACGATGGTTCAACAAAACTGCTCAACTGGGGAAAGAATACTCAATGGGCAGGCCGTCAGTTGATGGTAGGATTTAGTCTACCTCTTGCTGCATTTGGAGCAATAGCAGCAAAGACATTCATGGAAATCGACAAGGCAACGATTTCCTTAAAAAGAGTTTACGGAGACTTGGACACAACGAAAGAAGAACTAAATGCTAATGTTGAGGCAGTTAAGGGTCTAGGCAAAGAGTATACAAAATATGGAATTACTTTGGCAGACACAATTAAGTTGTCTGGACGTGCGGCAGCAACTGGTGCAACAAATGAAAAACTTATGGCTGCAACTGAACAGACACTAAGATTTGCAACACTTGGTCAAATGGACTACAATCAAGCACTTGATACAACGATCTCTCTTCAAACTGCATTTAATATTTCTAATGAAGATCTTGGAAAAACTGTAGATTACCTTAACGCAGTAGAAAACCAAACGATTCTTACCATGGAGGATATGTCTCTGGCTATTCCAAGAGTTGCTACGGTAGTTCAAGGTCTTGGAGGTAGCGTAGAAGATCTAGCAATCATGATGACAGCCATGCGTGAAGGTGGGGTGAGCGCAGAGAATGCTGCAAACGGTTTGAAGTCTGGTCTTGCATCATTAATTAACCCAACTAAAAGAGCCTCTGAAGGCTTGGCTGGAATGGGAATTAATCTCAAGGGAATAATCAACCAGAACAAAGGCGACCTTATGGGTATCGTCACTGAGTTTGGAGCGGCAATAAATAAACTTGATGGATTTAGTCGTCAACAGGTATTGGAAAAGGTATTCGGTAAGTTTCAATATGCAAGAATGAGTGCGCTGTTTACCAACATAACTAAGGATTCTGGGCAGGCTGCAAGAGCAATGGATATTGCTGCAATGTCAGCAGAAGAACTTGCTAGCATTTCTGAAAAAGAACTTGGTCAAATATCAGAATCAACTTCTGTAAAATTTCAAGCAGCAATGGAACAACTTAAGATTGCAATTGCTCCAATTGGAGAAGCGTTCCTCAAGGCATTAACTCCAGTTATTAGCGTAGTTACAAAAATAGCCGATGCATTCAATAATCTTCCAGATGGAGTAAAGAATGCAACTGCATTGATTATTGGTCTTGTTGCAGGAATTGGTCCAATTATTCTTATGACTGTTGGACTTTTGGCTAATGGGTTTGCCAATATTGTAAAATTCATTCAAACACTAAGACGAGGATTCTCAAGAATTAAGGGTGATGCATCTGTCTTTGATTATCTGAGCAATGCAGAACTTGATGCGGCGGCTGCGGCACAAACCTTAGAAGGAAAAACAAGTCAACTAACTAGTTCTTTGCGACTTCAGAAAGATGCTGTTCAATCTTTGATTGGGATGTATGGTAGGTATACAAAGTCTGCTGGTCTGGCTGCAACGGCTTTGCCAACGACGCTTGGAGGCGGCGGTAGAAGAGGAAGAGGACAACCACCAACATTAAGGATGGCAGATGGTGGAGTTGTTCCTGGTAGTGGAAGTGGGGATAAGATCCCCGCTCTATTAGAGCCTGGAGAAACGGTTGTCACTAAAAAAGCATCACAACGATATGCCCCAGTTATTGCTGCAATGAATGCTGGAACGTTGCCTGGATATAAAAAGGGTAAGAATGCAAACGTACCAAATCTTGTTGGAGCAACGATGCCAGAAGGATTGGAGTTTAGACAAGATACAAGAACAACTCAGGGCATTGAGTTATTTTTTAATCGTATACGAGAGGCTGCAATTGCAGCAGGAACATTAGATGATACCATTGAAAGAACAAATGCTGTTCTAGCATCCCTTGCAGCAGCAGGAAAAAGGGTAAGTTCATCAGGGTTTATGGCGGCTATGGCTCAACAAGGATTTGCTCCTCAACTTCCAGGAGCAAGATACAATGCAAAGGCGGCAGGAGAAACTAGAACTGTTGAGCAACAACTTCTTGCTGAAAGACCGTCTACTGGAGCAAAAGAATATGCTACCGCTGATGCTGCTTCACGCGCAGCAGGAGATGCAATGGAAGCATATGAAGAAGAAAGACTTAAACAATTAAGATATGAAGGAAAGTTAAAAGACGATCAATTAAAAGAGTACAAGAAAAATTCAGATAAAAGAGTAAAAAGTGCTCGTCAAGTTGATAGAGCACACACTATTGAAATAAAAAATAATGAAGAAAAATTAATTTTTGAAAATTGGCAAAGCCAAAATTGGAAAGCACAAAGTGGAGCGGAAAATCAACTTTCACAAATAATGCAGTCATCTCCTCGTACTCAAAGAGCGTATCTAGCAGAATTAGAAAGGTCAGAATTCACCGAACAACAAAAGCAAGAGATTGCAAGAAAAGTTACTAAGGGGATGGCATTAACTGAACAAGAGTTGCAACTTCAAAAAAGAATATTAGAAAAAATGCTTAGGGATACACAAATTGATGTTAGCCCAGGATTTAGATCTTTTGCAACGGGAGCCGTTGCTGCTGCTGAAGTACGTCAAGATAGATTTAATTCCGATTCAGGAGAAAGAGATGCAATAGAAAGCGGAAGATCTTACGGTAGAGCAGCAGTAACTGGTACAAAAAAAGCCATGAAAATCAATAGTCCATCAGAAGCATATGCAGAAGTTATGGATGATGCTGCTGAAGGAATGGTTGTTGGAGCAAAGAGATCTTCTAAGGTTGCAGCAAGTTCTGGAAAGATGTTAGCGCAATCAGCAAGAGAAGCATATAAGATGGAGATGTCTCATTTAAGAAGAGATATGAGAAATGTTGGTGTCATGGAAGCGGGTGGAATGACAGATGCCACACAACAAACAAGACAATTAAGAAGACTAGAAGAATCAAGACAAAAGGCTAGAACTGTTGAACTAGTAGAAACAAAAAGAATGGCAAAGTTGGCAGATGAAAATGCAAGACTTGCTGCTCAGTCAGCAAGAGCAATGCTTGAACAAGAATTAGCAATGCAAGAACAAGTCCTTGTTAGTCAGCAAGGAGGAGGTGACGCTTCTGGGAAAAAAGATATTCGTGGTAAGATCATGGGTGCATCCATGGGGGCAAGCGGAATTGCCATAGGACTTTCAATGATGGACAATGCTGTTGGTCAATTTGCACAAAAACTCATGCCAGCAATGATTGCTCTAGACGTAGCGAGTACAGCCATGATGCTTCTTGGAGAAACAACGGTAAAAACTGCGCTCAAGATGGCATTAGTTGCTGCTCCTTGGGCATTAGCCATAGCAGCAATAGGATTATTTGTTTGGAACATTAAGCAATCAACAGATAAACAAAATGAGTTAATTGCAGCAAATCAAAAATATATTGATGCTGCACTAGGTTCTGCTGGAGCAATGACAGCCTTTGCAAGGCAAACAGGAAAATCAACATTAATGCAACAGGCGGCTGCATCATTTGCTTCATCTGAAGGAATAACTACTGCTCAAAAAGGTTTTGCAGCAGACTTTACTCAAGGAGAGGCTGGCAAAGGAGTTGTTAAATCTGTAGGTATGCTTTCTGGAAAAGAAAGGCTATCCTCTTTAACTGCTCAAGTTACTCAGGCTTTGGCTGCTGGATTTTTAACTGCTGGTCAAGCAAAGGCTGTAGCCAGACAAGTATCAATTGAGTTAAACGATCCAATGATTGGTCATGCGGTAGTAACCTCCATAAATGGACAACTTAAGAAAGATGGAAAAACTTTAAGAAAGACTGCCAGTGAAGTCTTTATGGGAACAATTAGTGACACTATGAGTCCTCAATTAGACGTTGTTAAAAACAAAATTTTAGAAAATCAAGCATTAGTTTCAAGACTTAAGAATGAGCCAAGGCCAGAAGGAGCAACTGGAAGAACTTGGTTAGCCCCAATGGGAGCAACAGTATCAAAAGAAGAAGGTGGAGCAGCATTTCAAATTGCCGCAACAAATGCCACTAAGTATAGAGAAGCCTTGGCACTACTTACTATTGAAAAAAATAAAGGAACTATTACTCAAAAAGAATATAATCAATTAAGCAAGGAAGCCTCCACTGGATTAAGTGATCAAATAACAGCAATATCACAACTTAATACGGTATTGGGTGTAAGCGGTAAAGATTATGTGGGTGGATATTTTAAGGAATATGCAAAGGGTATGGGTATGACAGAAGAACAGTTTACTCAGTTAGAGTCTTCTGTTGAATCTGTTAAGTCGTCACTAGGCACGATTCCTAAAGATTTTGTAACAAAACTAACATTTTCTGTTGCAAGTGGAGGATTATCGTTAGATGAATTAAAAAATCTTGATTCAATATTCAAACTATCTGAGGGTGGAGCACAATATAAGGCTGAGTTTGACTTATTAATAAATCAAGAGGGCATGAGTGTAGAAGATGCTACAAGATTTTATTTGAGTATCTATAACACAGAAGATACTATAAAAAAGCAAATCATTATGGTTGCAAGTGTTTATGGACTTAAAGCAGCAGAAGACCTTAAAGCGACTCTTATCTATATGGAGGGAATAAGCAATCAAAATCTTAAAAAAGAATTAGGCATTGCGATAGAAGGAGCAGATGCAAAAAGATTAGCAGAAGCCGCAGATTATTTATCATACCTAGATTCTGTTCCAAACAAAAGAGATTTTATTACAAACCTCACAACATATATAACTGAAATTACAACAACTAAAAAAATTGGTGAGGCTGTATTAAGTGGAAATGATATGTATGCTATTCGTGCTGCACAAAGGGGTGTAACTGGATCAACGCCAGCAGAAATTGCCGCTCAAAAGGCTGCGCTAGATGAATCTAAAAGATTGGCAATTGCTGCAAGAGATGCAGCAGGGGGTGCTGGAAATGGTGATAAAGAAGGAGATGGTGGTGGTGGCAGTAAAACTAAGTCAATACTTCAACAACTTATAGCAGATACTGAAGCCAATCTTAAAATATTCCCAGGAATGCTAAATAAAATAAAAGATAAATTTGGTAAGAAAAACCTAATTCCTCAAGCAATCATAGATTCACTTGGTGCTGGAGAAGACGGTTTAAAGAACTTACAAGAACTTCTTAATATGAGCAAATCAAAAGTAAAACAACTTATTGCAGATTATACAAAAACAACATCCAGTCAAACTCTTGTAAATATAAAAAAGGCAGGAACAGAGAAGAGACAACAAATTAATGCTCAAGGTATATTAGAAAGACAAGGATTTTCAAAAGAGGATGCAAAATCCCTTTCCTCTAATGCAGAAGATGCATTGCTCATAATAAATGCCGCAGCAGGAAAAACAAAAGAAAGCCTCAAGGCTGTTATGACTGCTCTTAGGGCAACTCTTGATACTGTTGATCCTAATGAAAAAGCAATAAGTGATCTAAATCAACAAATTGAAGACACTAATTTAGCATACAAACAACAAGTGCAGCCAGTAAATGAAGCAATTTCTGCGAAGCAAAAAGAAATAGACGTTATCAACGATCAAATAGATGCTAAAGAAAAACTTAATCTTGCTGACAGCCGTACCATTCGTAATCTTGAACGACAAAAAGAAATGATTCAGCGCCAAATTGATGCCCTGCAAAGATTAAACGATACTGATCAAACAAGAATTGATTCAATAAAACGAGAAGACGAACTTAGAAATAGAATTTCCGATGCTTTAAGTCATGATCTTGATATCATGTCTCAACAAGAAAAGGTAATCCAAGATAACTACAACAAGAGGGTTAATGCTCTTGATGAAATAGCAAAGGTTAATGAGTATATCATTAGTCAACAAAAGGGTCAACTTGGATTAGCGCAAGCACTAAGCCAAGGAGACGTTTATGCCGCAGCAGCGGCACAACAAGAAATGTTGGCATCAAGTGATCAGAATGCTTCCCAACAAATGAAGGATAGCCTTAAAGTTGGTATGGAGAATCAAGTTGCTGGACTAACTACTGCTGGTGGGCTAACAAGAGAACAAGCAGAAGCACAGATTGCCTCTATCAAAGAACAATCTTATCAAACAAGTCTACAGATTCGTGATATTGAAGATGCCATATATAATAGAAATCTTGAAATGGCTCCATTGAAGAAGCAACAGTATGATGTTGATGTATTGATTCAGGGTGTTCAAGATACAATCTATAAGAGAGAAACAGAAATCATTGGGCTGCAAGATGGAAAACTTGCCAACTTGCAAACTGAACTTGGAAAATTAAACGATATAAAGGCTGGTTTTGACGATATCTTAGAAGCGCAAATCAGTAGTTTAGAGTTAAAGATAGATGATTTAAAATTGCTTGATGGTCAAAAAGAAAGAGTAGATAAAATTGCTAACGCTTGGTATAAAGTTAAAAAAGAAATTTTAGATGCACAACGTTTGGCTTCTGGAGATTTAAAGGATTTAGGACCAGCACCAAAGCCAGATGAATTAGAATCAAAAGAAGATTATCAGGCTAGAGTAGATGCATGGACGAAAAAACGTGATGCTATTCTTGCAAAAAGAGATGCATCCAGCAATGCTTCACTTAATTCTGGAAAGGCTGCAATAAAATTAGCCACTGGTGGAATGGCTACGAAAGGCGGGGCATACAAGAGTCCAAATCTTGGAATAAACACAAGTATGAGTGGGTCTTATAAGAGTCCTGGTGCTCAAGTCGTTGGAGCGGGAGGAGGAGATTCAGTTTCTGCTATGCTTACCCCTGGAGAATTTGTAATGCGTAGGGCTTCTGTTCAAAAGTATGGAATGCCAATGCTTTCAAGAATGAACATGGGATCATTCGATATGCCAAGGTACAACACTCAGCAACCAATTATCACATCCGTACAACCAACATCAAATACATCCAACATCAACGCTCCAGTGTATAATACATATAGCGTTAATGTTAGTGCAAATACAAATGCTTCTGCTGATGATATCGCAAATACAGTTATGACTAAAATTAAGAAGGTAGATAGTATGGCAGTAAGGAGTTTCCGTGGATACTAATCCAAGTAATTTAGAACTGGTTACCTTAAATCCCCCAGCAAATCCAGGGACTCAAGTGTACGGTGCTAATTATATGCCCAAAAGAACAAAGTGGTCAAGACCACAAGCAATGCTTTGGTCTGACAATGCTGGAACTATTATGGATAACGTTAGGTTTCCGCTGGGCATAGAAAAAGAAGATTTCTTGATACTCTCAGATCATAATCGTGGAGAGATGAGCATTGCTCAGCAAAGAATTGAGACAAGGCAAAGAATGATTAATGGAACAATGAGATCATATTTCATTGCCAACAAGATAAATATATCGGTTGCGTGGAATAGACTTCCATCTAGATCATTTTCTAGAAACGTAATATTCGATCAGAACGGTGATCCAGTTCCATCATCAACGTATACCGAATATACCGCAGATGCGGGGGCAGGCGGTGTAGAAATTCTTGATTGGTATGAAAATCATTCAGGACCATTCTATGTATACCTAGCATATGATAAATACAATAACCCATCCTTTCAAACTGGTGGAGCGATTACAGATGCTTCCTTTAACTACCTATCAATATACAATGATGTCAGGCTGATGTTCTTTTCATCATTCGATTATTCAATAGAAAAAAGAGGCGCAAACAATTTTGATTTCTGGAATATCAATGTGTCATTGGAAGAAGTCTAATGTTTCAATCAGATCCTTTAAACGATCATCTTAAGACATCTCATACAATTGCAAGTGCTCAAGAAGTATTTCTTGAATTAAATCTTAACCAAGCAGATAATATTGAAAAACTTGGCAACTATCGTTACAGACCCGCGCTTGCAGGAAGTGTGTTTGCTTCAATTAAAACAACGTATGATGATGATAGCGGATCAATAAAGTATTACACTGGAGCCACAGATTCTGACATCATAGTTGACAATGGTTTTGATGATGATAATGAGCCAATTTCGTTTATTACAAAAAAGAAAAAATTGAACCTGCTCTATTCACTAGAAGATTGTATAAAACCATATAGACCAAGGTCTGGAATAAATAAATTATTGTACCTAAACAGTCCAATGGTAACAATTCAAGTGG